TTCAATTTGCCGGAGATAACGCAAATAATTTATTGTATATAGATGCAGGAAATGATAGAGTAGGAATAGGGACTAATACTCCATCTGCAAGTTTAGAGGTTGCTACCGGAGGAACATTTAGAAGCCCAAGACTACCAATGGTTTCTGTTTCAGCCTCCACTACTTTAACAGAAGCAACTCACGCAGGGGCATATCTAAAATGTGCAGGAAATGTAACTTTACCCGCTACCTCATCAGAAGGAGAACATTATACTATTCTAAATACAACAACTGGTAATATTACAGTCAGTCCGAGTGTTTCTACTAATATTAATGGTGGTAGTAATGGTGCGGCAATAACAGTAGCAACTTATAATGCGGTCACTTGTATTGCTATTGGTAGTAATAATTGGATTGCATTAGGAGTTTGATTATTTTGTATAATGCTATTGCGGGTTCTTGTGCCGAAGATGAGGCTAATGCAGGTGGTGGAGGGACTCCTCCTGCTCAAATTCCTTTTACAATAGCAGTTGATGCTTCTAGTGGGGCTAATAACGCTATGACAGGGGGAATGCATCATATTAATGCTCCTAATGGTATTCATGAGGGTTTATACATAGACTTTGCAGATGGAACTTCGGGAACAAGTGCGGGTCAATCTACTTATGGAACAGCATCAAACCCTACAAGAACAACCCAAACAGCCCATGTTAGAGTTAGTCAAGTTCAAGCCGCTTTTAATTTGTCACCCGTTAATGGTATGTTATTTTTCTTCGGTGGATATATTAGAGTTGGAAATATGGGAAATTTGAGCAATATTCATTGGCAAACTCCAAATCAAACACCCACCTCTTCATTGAGTAATGGAAATAGCATTACTACAGACCAAGTTCCCGATAATAATGAACATAATCAAAATAACATATTAGTAGACGGTTTTAGCAGAAACAATACAACTGGTTTTAATGTTCCTCAAGGGATTTATCAAGCCTTTACTGGTTTTTTTGGTATAAATACTCAATTTTATTTGTATCGTGTCGCATTTGGAGGAGGTAGAGGTAATATACTATTCCCTGCCGTCAATGATACAATAACATTTAGATTCCAAGTAGACGGTGATGTAGGGGGAACTACTCATACTGTAATACACGATTTCATAATAAAATATATTTGAGGTGATTTATTGACAAGAATACAAGTTAATATTCCTGCGGGGGTTTCGGGTAATTTTGAAGTAGCACATTATACAGACCAAACAACTGATAATCTATGGCAAATGTATTTACAAATGAAAGACGAAAGCCATTCTAACTATTGTGTTTTAATTAAAGATAATTGCCCTATGCCTATTATGCAAGACTCGGAAGGAGAATATAGAGAACATCAGTGGTTGTGGGATAATGCAACAGGAGATGTATTTATTGGTGGATTAGGTATAGGTATGGTAAATGAATTTTTAATTAACGCTCCTAATATTAATTCAGTAACAATTGTTGAAAACTCACAAGATGTAATAGATTTAGTTTGGCCTTACTGTGCTAAAGATAGTAGATTTAATTTAATTAAAGCAGACATAGAGACTTGGACACCCCCTGCTAATTCTCATTGGGATGTAATGTGGTTTGATACATGGTGTGATGATAACATTTTATCTTGGAATGGCTACAAAAACGCCATGACTAACAAGTATTCTCAATACTGCGACGAGATTGGCTTTTGGGGCAGTTTACCTCCATCTAATTGATAAAATGCTTTTAATTTTCTTATTCTTACTTAGTTTCGCTATCGGCTATTTAACCGTTAGTGTATTATTCGTTGAAGATAAACCATTAGGTTTTATTATTTTAAATTCAAACGACGAATAACTTTCGCCTATCCAGAAAGTTTTCTATCTTTTTTAGAAAATTTTCCAAAAAATTTTGAAAAAAAAATTTAGAAGGAGAGTAGCCTAAACTACTCTCCCTCTATTTTTTAGTGTCTACCGACCATATACCTTTACAAGAACGACATTCCCAAAGTTTTACCTGTTCACTAGAACCGACATAGAATCCTAAGATTCTTTTTGCTAATGTCTTATCTCCACAATAAGCACACTTTTGTTTCAAACTCATTTCTTCTCTTCCGTTTGACCCATTAGCCTCTTGATATAATCATCAACACTTTGTTCTGTTATGTTAGTGCCACCAAAAGCGGCAAAGAACAATAGTGTTAAGATTATCAAGAAGATAAATAAGCCAAACCATTCTGCTGTGGACATTACCAATCTACCTCCAAATTTACAAATTCTTCTTTCTCTATTGAGAATGCTTTAACAATCCCATGTTCCTTACCATACTGCCAAAGGTCATAAACTAATTGGGTGTCTTTCATACAGTATTCTACTACTTCATCATATTGACCCATCTTCCA